TAGATAATGCATTATATTGTCCAAAATGTAAAGAAAGAATAGGATTTGGTATTATTCATACAGATAAAAGACAAACAATTAAACTAATACGAGGTACAATTATAAAAAAGAAATATGAATACAGTAATAATCGTCGAAGGTAAAGCATGCTCGGGCAAGGAAACTATTGCTAAAAAATTTGCTAACGAAACAGGATATACTTACATAAATGCTGGTTTAATTTTTAGAGGAACAATATATGCTGCTACTATTTCAAAGAGTGCTAGTTTGAATCAAGTACAATATATCTGGAAGAATGGAACATCATTCTTTTTACTTAATGAAAAAGATATAACAAAAGAACTTTCTGCCTTATTTATTGGAGAATCAACAGCAGAAGTAGCAAGCACTAAAAAAGGTTTCTTGATGTTAACTAAGAATGTTAAGTTAATCTCAGAGAATTATGATAACATAATAGTAGATGGTATTGGTATGAGATCTATTTTTCCAGAAACTCAACATCGATTCTACTTACATGCTCCCATAGAAATTAGAGCAAAAAGAAGATTGAAAGATTTATTAAAACAAAATATTAAAACGACATATGAATTAGTCTATAAAGATCTCAAATATAGAGATAAGTGTGACACGGAAAGAAAATTCTGTCCTTTAGAAATATTAACAAGTCCAAACGTAATTGATACTTCAAAAACAACAATACAAGAATCTGTAAATATTATTAAACAAATAACAATATGAAAATAATTTACGAAATATTATATGGTAGTGATGCATATGGCACTACGATGAATGACAGTGATAATGATATTCGAGGAATAATGTTACCAACGATTGATGAATGTTTATCAATGAGAGAATTGCATGATGTCAGAAATATGGACGAGAACGAAGATAGAGTAATGTATTCTATTCAAAAATTTTTTAGATTAGCGATAAAATCAAATCCTTCTGTTTTCGAATGGTTATTCGTGCCAAATGAATGCATAAAAATAATGGAAGAGTCTGGTAAAATAATTAGACATAATAGACTAATGTTTTTAAGCAAAGAAATATATCCAAGATTTAAAGGATTCGCAGAATCAGAATTTCATAAACTTACAAAACTTACTGGAAAAACAGGAGAAAAAAGAAAAAAACAAATATTAAAATATGGATATTCTTTTAAAAATGCAATGAACTGCATTAGAATATTAGAGCAAGGCGTAGAACTATTGAAAACGGGACATATTACAATGCCTAGATCAAATGCTGAAGAATTAAAAAATATAAAGAAAGGCGAATTTAGTTATAAAATGATTGTCGGTAGATTTCAAAGATTATTAGATGAATTAGACGATGCTAAAAAATATTCAAAACTGCCAGATAAACCAAGATTCAAAGACGCTGATAATTTAATGATTAATATTATAAAAGATTTTAATAATTAAAAATCATGCTTAATTTTTTGAAAAGAAAAAAATACAAGAAGAAAAAGAAAATATTAAGAGTTTTCTCTGGAAAGAATTTGACAAAGAGATATTGAGATACTCTACTGGAAAATTTCCAGAGTTTTATAAAGAAAAAATTCTAAAAAATAGTTTTAAAAAATAACAAAAGAGGTGCTTCGGTCTGGTACAGCGTTGCTTTTTTACGTTTCATAGGTATCCGAAGCTAAGTGATCTGAAGGTACCAATAGATCGATCAGCCTCTTTTTTTAGATAAAAAGTATGTTTGATACGATAATTTGTGATGAGGCGACTCGCGTGAGTAACCCAAAAGCAAAACAATCTAAGCTAATCAAAACTATATCTAGCAAACATAAATATTGTTTAACGGGTACACCGTTAAGTAATTCTATTCAAGACATTTGGAATTTACTTGATTTTTGTCAACCTGGTTTGCTTGGTAATTATTGGAAATTCACAGAAACCTACTGCGTCAAAGATCATTTTGGTGGGATCGTTGGATATAAAAATTTAAATAAATTGAAAGAAACACTTACGCATTATATGATTCGCAGATTGAAATCAGAAGTACTGACTGAACTTCCTGATAAAACGTATGAAAATATATATATTGAATTTACGTCTGCTGAAAGAAAGATATATAATTCTATACGTAAAGAAATAACAGAAGATTTAAAAAATCATAACATTGATAGTAAATATTTAAATAACGTTCTGGTTAAAATGATTCGACTAAAACAAACTACTTCAAGTTTAGAGTTGATTAGTGATATAACAACATCGTCAAAGATAGTTGTCTTAAAAGAATTATTAACAGATATTCTTCACGAAAATAAAAAAGCAATTATTTTTACACAGTTTGCACGTATGGCAAAAATATTACAACGTGAATTAGCTCAATATAAACCGTTGTTGTTGATTGGTGAAACATCTACAGAACAACGACAACACAATGTGCATGCTTTTACAAATAATGATAGTCATCAATTAATAATTATAACCAGTGCAGGCGAGTTTGGAATAAATTTACAACGCGCTTCTCTTATTATCCACTACGATTTACCATGGAGTATCGCGAAAATAGAACAACGTGAAGGAAGATGTCATCGGATAGGGCAACATGAAAATGTCACAATTTTTAATTTATTAATGTCAAAAACAATAGATGAGTATGTGTTAAAAGTTTTACATAAAAAACAACAAATATCACGAGATCTATTAGGAGATAAAGAAAAAATCAAAAAAGTTAAAATTTCAAGACGCGATGTTAAACAAATGCTAGGCATGTAACATTTACATAGTTAATAAAATATGTTATTATATATTTATAACATAAATATATGAAAAGTTATTTAACATGGACGAATACGAAAAAGTTAAACGTTTGTTAGATTGTATTTATTACGATTATTGCAATGAACGATACGCTGAAGCAATTCTTCAACTTGAAGAAGTGTGCAAAATTTTTATTCATAAATATAATAAGAAAGGGGAAAACGCGACAATGACAAAAATAATTAGTTCAAAAATGAAAGAGAGCGCAATTGGTTATTATATAATTGCTAACGATCTATTGAACAATCCTATCCAATTGTATATTACTTCAATTGAACAAAAAGAAAGTATGTATAATGATGGTAAAGGAAAATTAAAGAATTTTATTTATTTTAAAGACATAAATGGAAACGAAAAGTTAGCAACTGTCGGATTACAATCACCATTATTTAAAGAATTAACTAAGATAGATCCTGACCAGGGTGATTTGCTTGAAATTTGGACAGAAAGAGTAGAAAATAGTGATTTTTTAGATTGGAAAGTCAAAATCATTACGAAAGTTGAAGAAATTGATAGTGACACACCACAACAAAAAACAGGATTGACTATTGATAATATTCCATTTTAGATGGTTAAACATTTACAAAGTTAAAAAAGTATAGTACAATATAACTATGGTCGATAAACGAAAAAATAAAAAAACGAAGGAAGAAATTGAAAAATTAAATGAATGGCGAAAAGATAAAGAAAAAGTAGCTCTAGCCAACAAAAGAATGGCAAAATCAAAAGTGTTGTATCATCTTAAAAATCTTGAAAAACGAAATAAACTACCACCTAAATCTAAACCGCATATAATAATTATAGAATAGTAATAAATTAATTCATTCATAATAATCAAGTGAATATTCTAAAAATTTATTTTGCCAGGGCAGTTGTCGCATTAGCGAAATGTTGAAGCAGGAATTACAATTTATTTTTTAATTTTGTAAATCAAATGGAAAAAGAACTTATGTCTGCCAGAGATGTCTGGTTGAGTAAAAAAATTCATTGGATCACAACTTACAAAATTGTGCTAAAATACATCAGTGAAGACTATGCTGACATATTGAAGCCGATTATAAAAGGTCATAAATCAGGAAAACGTTATTTTGTGAAACGAGAAAATCTTGATAAGTTTATTGCAATGTTTGAAGCAAATGAACTTGATAAATAGCCAGGAGAGGCCCAAAAATTCTCAAGAGGTGGTTTATATCAACTTTGCAGTTTAAAGCCCTCTCCTTTTACGAAAAGATGGTAGAAACCACCTTTTGAGTTGATTTTGTTTGATAGAATTGTCGATAATTTTGTGAAATGTGTACAAAGTTAAAAATATGTGTTAATATATAAACATGCAAGAAAATAAAGTATCACGATTAAAAACTTGTATACTTAATCCTGGTGGAACTAATGGTTTTACCAGAAGTGAGGTCGTGATACACCTTATTTTCCCACCAGGATTAAATATATAAGTTTTTTAATTATTAATTGATATTATGAGATATACTATTGTTATCAATCAATTTGCAATAGAACATCATAAATTGGGATTAACTATTGAAGAAGTTGTTATTCTTGATTATTTATATTGGTTATGTAAAAGTGATAATATTAAATTAATTCGATTAAATGTTGATGATTTAGTATATACGTGGTTTGATTATAATTATTTTTTAAAACAAAATCCATTAATACATTGGAAATCAAAAGGATGTCTCACTACAAGATTATATAAATTAGAAAAAGAAGGTTTTATTAAAACAAAAATATCAGGTGATTATAGTAATCGGAAATATGTTACAACTTTGTCAAAAATAGAATTAATATACGGCAACGAACATAATAAAAAAGTGAATGAAAAAATAATAGAAAACGAAAAATGTGAATGGTGTAATAATACAATACTGCCATTAGTAAATCATCATTTTCCTATATCATCTGCTCGACATGGTACAAAAACAGTTAAAATTTGTACAGCGTGTCATACAATATATCATAATACTGATACAACATTAACTGCAGAACAACGAAAACAATATACTGTTTCTAAAGTTAAACAGATGTTGTTTCCACCTATTCATCTAGATGAATCTATTATAATAGATAATAATAATAACAATAAGAATAATAATACTATTAATATATCTAAGACTTTACCACATAATTCCATCTATAAATTATATCTGGAAAAAATAAATTCAAAAGCTAGACTAACTCCAGGTTCTATAAAGAAAATACAAACCAGACTTAAAGAATATTCTCCAGAAGATTTAAAAAAAGCTATTGTGAATTTTTCCAGAGATACGTGGTGGATGAAGAATAACGCGCATCGCGGAGTTGCCTGGTTTTTTCACACAGAAGACAGAATTGATCAATTTTTAAATCTTAAAGAATGTTCAAAAAAAACGAAATATTCTGAATACGACGAAGGGACTATTACTCTTAACGATTAAATATATGAAAAATGAATTTGATCCTGATATTAGAAAACTGATTGAAGAAAGAATACCTGCTAGATTCGCTCATGCAAAAATATCTGAAATTAATAAACAGATCTATGATTATTTGCTTCAAAAAAGATTTACTAAACCACATTGCAAAGGGTTGTTCTTATATGGCAAAGTTGGAGCAGGAAAAACATACACTGTTTGTGCATTAGCAAAACAGTTGTTAGCAAATGATTATGATGTTCGTATTTTCAATTTACCCGGATTATTAAATATCATTCGAAGCAGTTTTAAAAAAGAAAATACATATGATGAGCAACACGAACAAACGACAACTGCTTTTGTCCATGATATGAAAGATATTGAAAAACTAATCAATTTAGAAATTTTAATCATTGATGACATTGGTAAAGAAAAACCATCTGCATGGGTTGCAGAAATTCTTTATTATTTGATTAATACTCGTTATGAGAAAATGCTAACTACTATTTTTACAAGCAATTTAAAGTTATCTGAACTTGCTGAAAAAATAGAAGACTCTAGTCTAGTATCAAGAATAAAAGAATCGTGTGAAATATATCATATTAACACTAACGATAAAAGAATACAATGATATACAAACTTAAACAACTAAAATGGTCATTACAACGTCTTATCCGTGGATATGGTGATGATGACCTATGGGGATTTAGTTACTTCGTAACAATGAAATTGAGAAAACCCTTTAAAGCATTTGTTAGATACCAGAAAAAACACGGTATGGGATGTCCACCTGAATTGTTTGATAGAAAGAATGAGAACGAATGTCATAAATGGATTACTATTCTAGAAAAAATAGAACTCGCGTTTGATCTGGATTATGAAGATTGCATAGGTTCTGATAAGTATTTCAAAAAATCTATAGATCAACGTTTAAAAGATTCAAAAAAAATAAAAGAAGGATTCGAATTGTTTGGAAAGTACTATATGTCTTTTTGGGATTGATATATTTAAATACAAAAAATGCCAACAAATGATGTCAAATATTATTTAGATCGCCAGGGCTGGGAATATCACACTACTGGAGATCAATATTGTGTAAAAATATGTCCATTGTGTGGAGATAATCGGTATAAATTTTATATCAATTCAAAAAATGGACTTAATGATTGTAAAATATGTGGATGGACGGGAAACTTATACCAGTTGCAAGCGAAGCTTGGTGGTCTTAATGATATTACTTCAGTAACTGAAATGATTTCAAAAAAATTCAAACCATTGAATAATGCTCTCGTTGAAAAATGTATTGAAGATTTAAAAAATGATCCTAATGCATTAAACTATTTAAAAGAAAGGGGATTTACAGATGAAATTATCACTCATTTTAAATTAGGAGTTGAAAATACTTGGATAACAATTCCTCATTATCAAGATGAAAAATTATGGAATATCAAAAAAAGAAATTATATTGAGAAAGAATTTATTAGAATAGCTGGACAACCAACTATTCTTTTTAATATCGATAACATCAGAACAGATAAACCAACGATAGTACTTGTTGAAAGTGAAACAGATACTATTGCTGCATATCAATTAGGCATAAAAAATGTTATTGGATTAACAGCAGGCGCAGAAACGTTTGCTCCAAAATGGATTCCGTTTTTCAGACAATTCAAAAAAGTGTTTGTCTGTCTGAATTCTGACATGGTTGGTCAAAAAGGAGCTTATCGTTTAGCAGAAAAAATCGGATTTGATAAATGCAGGAATGTTATTCTGCCAACAAATGATGTTAATGATTATTTGCAAGAATATACTTCTGATGATTTTTTAAACGAACTTAGCAAAGCTAAACAATTTAGTTTAAAAAGCATAACATCAATGTCTGATTATATTGATGAAATCGATATGTGGCTTGATGACGATGGAATGTTAAATGGATTGACATTACCGTTTCCCCAGTTAAATACATTTCTTTCAGGATTGAAAAAAGAAGATCTTATTATTATTTCAGGTCCAACAGGTATTGGTAAAACAACATTTAATTTGAATATTCTATATGATCTTCTCAAAAACGATCATAGATGTCTTGGTTTTTTTCTGGAAGGGAAGTTAATGTATTATATTATGAGAATGATGTCAATGCATACACGACTGGAATTAGATAATATGCGAAAAGATGAAGACAAATGGATGAACGTCAAAGAAGAGTTTGCAGAAATGCCTATGTTTTTTTATTCAGGTAGTCAGTCAGATTTGAATTTTCATAAGTTACGAGATTTAATGTCTGTTGCTGTTAAGTTATATGACATAGAATACGTGATGATTGATAATCTCCAGAGATTGATTAAAAGTTCGGGTGACGTCGTTAATGAAACAAGTGCAGCTGTTGCAGAATTAAAAAGTTTAGCAACCGATTTAAAAATACCTATTGTTTTAATTAGCCACGTTCGAAAAACTGAAAGAGGCGTCAAAAGAGTGACAATGAATGATGTTAAATCAAGTTCAACTATTTCTCAAGATAGTGATATTTTTCTAATGTTATGGGATAATAAAAAACCTAGTGATGAAGAAAGTGATATTATTTTAACAATTGAAAAAAACAGAATGGGTGAAGGAGGAAAAGATATTGAAATGATTTTTGAAAAAAAGATTGCAATATTTCGAGAAAAAATAGAAGAAGTCGACAAGAAGAAAAAATCTAAAGTAGTTAGTAAAAAATTAAAAGTAATACTCGAAGATTAGTTGCCTATTTACAAATATTTAAAAGTATGGTATAATATAGATACAGTTAATAAACTATATGAAAAGAACAATTAAATTTACGTTAAAATCAACGAATACGAATAAACTTAAGAAACTTGCGGGATTGAGAAAAGAATATGTTAATGCAGTAAATTTTTATATTAAACGACTTGTTATACAAAAAAAGTATATCTTGTCAGATCAAGAAGTTAAACAATTCGAATCAAAATTGTCTTATGGTTTTAAACAATGTGCTTATAGACAAGCAGAAAAAATCTGGAAAACTTGGAGAAGAACTTATAAAAAGAATTCTAATATACCAAAATTTAAAGGAAGTATAATTTTAGATCAGAGATTCGTAACATTTGACAAAAGTAAAAATAGTTTTGATTATTGGATAAAAATATCCACTTTAGAAAAAGGCAAACGTGTTAGCATTCCTTTAAATAGTTATGAATATGCTAATGAATATTTTAAGAGTTGGAAATTAGTTAATGGATGTAGATTGAAAAAGATTAACAATAATTGGACATTGTATTTAACTTTTGAAAAAGAAACACCTGTTTTAAAGAAAGACGGAAAGAAATTGGGATTGATATTGGAATAAAAAAATTAATGACTACTTCTAATAGAAGATATTATGGCAAAAAAATTGAAAATTTATTGGATAAAATTCAAAGAAAACAACAAAGTTCGAAAACATTTGATAGAGCATTGAAAGAACGAAATGAATATATCAATCGAGTCGTTAAAGAATTACCATACAATCGATTAAAAACAATTGTTATTGAAGACATAAAAGATCTTTTTAGAATTTCTAAAAAGAAAAGAAAATTACGAAAAATACAAAGATCAAAATATCAACGATGGGTTTATGCTTATCTATTTGAAAGAATAAAACAACTGACAGAAGCAACTGGCGTCCATGTTGTGTCAGTCAATCCAGCTTACACTTCACAAAAGTGTAGTGAGTGTGAGTTTATCCACAAGTTAAATAGGAAAGGTGAGAACTTCTTTTGTAGGAATTGTGGCTACAAATCAGATGCTGATTTTAATGCATCTAAGAATATTCTTCAATCTTATTTAACGCAGGAGCTTATTCTTCCCTGCAAGTAAAAAAAATTACTTTTTTGTAATTTAAAGATTGTCAACACAATGGAAAGCATATTAAAATAGGAAAACTCGTACCTTAATTATTATGCTTTTCAATTTTTATCACAATTAACATTATATATGACAAAAAACAAATTATTAATTGATGCTACATTTCTTGATAAATCTGGTAAAAAAAGAAATGTCAAAGATATTATCACTGAAGAAGAATGTTGGTTTTTACGAAGAGAAAACAAATTTATTTTAAAGCACAATGCAATTAAAAAAATAGCAGTTATTGCAGGCATAAGTAAAAACTATGATGTTGTCGAATCACCGAATATTGTTCCAACATACCAGAATGAATTAGAGCATATTGTTAGAGTTACTATACATTGCTTAGCAAAAAAAGGTAAAGGATGTGTTCATTCAAATGAAAACACATTAACAGTAACAGGTGAAGCAAATAGAATAAGTGTACCAAATAGAGGACGTGAATATTTACGAAAAATGTCAGAAAAAAGAGCATTCGATATTGCTGTACTTGAACATTTAGATTTATACTCTGCTATTTTTTCAGAAGAAGAAGCCGAGAAATTCACGGAAAAAAAAGAACCTGCAATAATGCCAGGTACGAAAGCATTTGAAGATATTGTAACCGAGATAAACTTAATTCTTAATGCAAAGGATATAATTGCATTACGAAAAGTAGCCAAAACAATAAAAGAAAATGTAAAGAAAGAAAAATATTCTGAAGTACAAATAATATATTTACGAGAGTTATATCAGAAGGCGTATGGCCAGAAGAAAACTAATTTTTAATATATGCAAAAACAATTATTAGAAAAATTCAGTCCGAGTATGATTCTTGACTATATGTCATGTCCTCGTTCGTTCTATTATAATTATATAGCTCGTATTAAACTCCCGCAAAAACAAATTCATTTATTATTCGGCACATCAGTTCATGCTGCTGTTGAAAATATTTACGATAAAATAGATCCGTATGGTATTTTTGAAATGACATTCGATATTAATCGATTAGAAGAAAGTGAAAAACATATGCATGCAGAATATGTTGAATTAGGAAAAGAAATGATTAAAAATTACGCTGCAGAACATGATACATTAAATAACTTATACAACTTAAATAATGGTAAATCTGAATTATACATAAAACGAAAGTTAACGAATCCTCTCACAGGTAAAGAAACACCAATACCAATGTCTGGCAGAATAGATCGAATGACAAATGATGGTATTATTGTAGAATATAAAACATCAAAAAACGCATGGAATCCAAAAGAAACAAAATTCAAAATTCAGACTCTTATGTATAATCTCTGGTATTATTCAGAATATCACGAAATGCCTAAGGAAACACTATATATTATTCTTTTAAAAAAATACAAAACAGATCGAAAAAACGATAAAGTTATTCAAGTATTATCAAATCATTCTACAATAAATGACATTGCAAGCATGTTTGATGAGATAGAATTAACGTTAGAAAAAATAAATCGTAGAGAATTCCCCTTGCCCGATGGCTTTCATCCGCAATGGTGCTCCTGTAGAAAAATGAAAGAAGCTTTAAATTTTCAATAAAGGTCGACATTAATTAATCAACTAATAACAACCAACATGACTAAAAAGAAAACTACTTCTAAAAAAAGTACTCAAGTGGTATCTTCTGTTAAAGATCTATTCAATGGTAATCATGTGACAGCTTGGCAAGATGATGACACAGTATATCTCAGCATCCATTGGACAACTGTAGCATTTCCTAAAGAAGATTGGAAAGAAATCAAAAAAGAATTAAAGAAAGTCAAATAATTCAAAAAGATCGACAATTAATAATTAAAAAAAAGAAAGGAACAAACATATGTCAGAACGAATTAAAATTGTAAAAATTGCAGTCAAACAAAATCCTAGTAAATACAAACCAGGTGAAACATATGCAGTAGTAACAGTAATGGATGATAAGAATAGAAAACTATCAGCAATGGGTAGATGGGCAGAAAATTGGAAAGTTGGTGACGTCATTGAAGCAAACGTAGAAGAAAGAAAATGGACAGATCGAGACGGATTTGAACAAACAGGATTATCATTAAAGAATCCAACACCATCGACATTTGGTAATAAAGGATTTACTAAAAACACTCTAATCGATGCATATCATATTGCTGCAGAATTAGCATCTGTAATTTATGCTAGTAAGAAAAAAATCACAATGAAAGACATTGATGAATTAGCAACGTACATCAAAAGTAAATTAGATACAGGTACATCAACACCTGCCCCA